CGCCCCGCACGAGTCTTGACGTATGGTACTGGTGTGCGCTGCGAGACTGAGCTGATGATACGATCACGCAACTGCTGTGCTTCGGGAAAGCGCTTGGCAGCGGCTTGAAGTCGTTTCTTAGCATCTTGCTCGTCCCAGCCAAAGGTCTTCGCGGCCTTCTTTGGGCCACCGCCGTAGATAAAGAAACCAAAGTTGAAGGTCTTGCCATTCTGCCTCGTGGTGCCCAGAATATCCGCCATCTCTTGGTGCAGATCGCGGTTATCGATGTAGGCCTGTAGCAGATCCCCACCGGCCATGTCAGCGAACAGTCGCAGCTCGATCTGCGAGTAGTCCGCACTCGTGAAGATCCAGCCCTCATCGGGCACGTAGCAGCTTTTGAGCAGATCCGCGTACTTCCCGCGGGCGAGTTGGTTTTGCAGGTTCGGATCGCTTGAAGAGAGCCTGCCCGTCGCCGTGCCGGTGTGATGCCATTGCGGATGTAGCTTGCGATCTGGCCATTGGAGGGACTCTTCCACGAGACCATTCACGTAAGTCTCACGCACCTTAGCCGCAGCCTGAATCTCCAAGCGCAATCGCGCGGCCTCCTGCCCCGCCTTATTGGCGTACTTGAGTTGGTACTCCATCGCGGTCTTATCCGTCTTGAACGCACCACCTGATGTGCACCCCACTGGCTCCCAGGTACCCTCGGTGAATAGCTCCTGCAGTTGCTTGCTGCTCGTGGGGCTGATGTTGGGGAAAGAAGCTTCCCATTCCGTGAGCAGTGCCCACAGATCCTTCTCGACCATAGCTCCAAGGTCTTTCACGAGCATCTCAGTATTCAACGCTATCCCATGTTCCTCCATTTCGCTGAGGCACACAGCAAACGGCGTCTCTACGTCCTCGAACCAACTCTCCAGCTTTGAACCAAGAAGGGGCATCTTCAGTCCAAGCTGTAGCGCATTCAGGGCATCATAGCAAGCGTACTCCATGACCTCTGCCCCCGTGCGGTCAATGGTCTGTGTGTACTCCGGGCAATCACGCCCCAAGTATTGCTTGGCTAGATACTTGAGACCTCGTTGTTCCTCAGGCGACTTCAACCACCAAAGCAACATGGAATCTCGCCAGGACCAGGACGAGCACTCGATACCCTCCCGCCTCAACACGTAGGAATCGTGTTTCACGTTGTGCGCCCATACTTCGAGCTGCCTTAGGCTAATGAGACGACAGGCATCGTGCAGCGTTTTTAGTGAGCAGTTTTGTTTGCGGTGCCGAATAGGTAGATAATAAGCCTGCTCGTCCGGGAAAGCGATGGACACACCCTGCATCGAGCTGAGCTGCATGTTCAAGAATGGATCATTGACGGCTTTGCTGTAGCGCCGCTTGCCGCCCACTGACTCTGTGTCAAAACCGATCGCGGTTTCACACTTCTCCAGCGCCTTGAGCAAGCGCTGCTCCTTTGCTGGCGTGGTAACCAGATGCATCTTCATACGCCCACCTCGGCTCGGTACTTCTCGGAACAGCTGTACGAGCAGAAGGGAATATCAATCACACCGTCTTTGCAGATAAACTTGACTTCGCCCACCTTGATCTCCCTGTCACACTGTGCGCAGATACGATCGGGCACGGTAGGATCGTACTTGTAATAGGTGTTGTACACACCGCACTCGGCTTGCCCGGCCACGCGTCCTTGCAAAGGTAACTCCAGCTGCTGCCACTGCTGCACTTGCTCGTTCTTCTCTTCGAGCACCGCGGCTTCAATGTAGCGCGTGAGGTACCACTGCGCCTTCTTCAGGTCCTTGATCGGGTTCCCCTTGTATTGGTGCCGGAGCACGTACTTGATCACGTTGCCCAGGTGGTACGGTAGCTCGTAGGCCTCGATCACGTCGATGACTTCGATCCCCTGCTTGTTATAGTGCTGCGGATTGTTCACGTCGTCATTCATTCGTATTCTCCACCTGCGAGTGGTGCGTTCTGCATGTTTTCATAGTTCTTGACTAGAACGCGCAAAGAGCCTGCGAGTGCCTCACAGTCCTCTACACTAAGATAAATGAAGAGATCCTTACCCTTATTATCCGCGCGTCTTATCGAGAGCACGCAAACTGAGGAAGAACAAAAGCACGCTCGCAAGTCTAGCTTTGATGTTCCATCAGCGATCAAAAGGCGCTTGTGCTCCAAGGTTTCCCGTATCTCATCTCGTACGATCATGTACACTTTTCCTTTCCGCTAGCTTTTTAATGGCCAGCGCACTTTCATGTGCAGAAATAATGGGGGGTGATAACGGAGGCCCCCTGCTCCGATGGGATTTGGTACCTCTTGCCCACACGGACTTTTTGAATCGCATCCGTTCGCGATACCCAAGTAGCTACTTGGGCGTGGTGGACGTGGGGGGAATCGAACCCCCCTATACCAGCGGCCTTTTGTGCCATCACGTCCTGCCCCGTGGGGGGCCTAGTTATTACCCTTTGAATGGAGGACGCTTCTCCAGGTCCTCTTGCAAGTTCAGATTGATAAAACAATCCGTGATATCAATCGGCTTCTTCTCCCCTTCGAGGGCGATCTTGGTGATCTTCTTGTACACCTTGTTTCCGTCTTCATCAGTCACTGCGAGTGACAGTGCCACGTTATAGACACCCTTGATCGGGCTCGTGAACAGCGTACCGAATGAGACGTTCACGCGGTTGCCGCTCTCATCGGGACGCCGCAGCGTGAAATACCCGACCTTACCATTCTTCTGTTGACTCATCTGTTACCTCTTTCTTCGCGGTCTTCTTGCCTGCCGCCGGCTTCTTGTTCTCTTGCTTCGGAGTACCCTTGCCAACCAAGGGATATAGCTCCAAACCTAATGCTGGTCCAAGGGATACTGCTGCCCGCTTGAGTGCGTCAGTCACTGCTTCTGCACACGCGAAATCTAGCACCTCGTTCTTGCGCCCCTCACTCAGCTCACCACCATCGAAAGTCTTGCTGCTACCATAACCAACAGCAACACCATCGCGCACAATAATCTGCCCACCGAAGTTGACAGTCAATCTAACGTGAGCGAATGCGCGGAAGTCGTCGAGGATCTGAAACTCTTCAATGGTGTATTCCCACCCCGCATAACCAAAGATCCGATTCAATGTCTCCTTGACGTATCGACCTGTCACGTAGCTGAGACCTTTGCGCTCACTCACCACATCGGGTGACAGCGACTGACTCAGCTGTTGTCCAATCTCGCTTGTCATTCTTCCTCCTGGATTCGCAGTGTAGCAAACTTCGCCTTCTCAGTCAAGTACTCTGTGCTAGCCTGGTCTAGATAGTCCGCCCAGTCCTGATTGCGCTCGACCACGTGACAGCATAAGTCCCAGAAATGCGCGAATCGACCGCGGCCCTTAGCCACCTGGTAGAGAGTATCTGCCGCGATCACCGCAAAGGGGCGGTCCAAGATATGCATCTGCGTTTGCAGCTGCGCGTAGTAATAATCTGGCACCTTCTTGTTCCAGTTCTTGCTCGTGCTCTTCTTGATTTCGAGGATGGTCATGTCCTCTTCCTGCAGGTTCTCGTGCAGATATGAGGCTACCTTATGTAAAGTGTGAGGTTCCTGACATAACTCAGGGATTTCAGCGCTAAGGCCTCTAGCAGCCCCAATGAAGCCATCTATGCTCGCAGCTAGGCCCGGATAGCGGCTGTTCCAGAAAAGCCCGTTGCAGGCCTCCACAGGCGCTCCCAGGGCCCTACCCACCTTAGAGACCAGGTGTTCCTCATCGACTGTCCCATGCATCATGGACACCATGACCTCCTTCTCGAAGGTCTTTTCAATGCCAAGAAACTTTTCTTGGATGATTGATTCACGGGTATCTCCCCACCAAAATGGGATATCCTCCCCGCGCCACGTGAAGACTGCGCTGCTCGTGAGATACCCTTTCCGTGCCTCTAGCCACGCCTCCCTATCCGCTTTCGCATCCGCTATCAACTTGATCATGGAGTAGTATGTAGTCTCCATAGGTTAGAAAGTCAGGTACGATTCTGCCTGACCAGAGGATACCAGCCTGCTACCAGGGGGGTAGGGGTCGGCTTGCTGAGGTATCAGGACAGGGAAGGTGATGATGCCCCGGAACGTGAGTGACGGGGCACGGGAAGGGATGAAGGGAGAGGGGGCCAGTAGGGCCCCGGTAAACTGAAGAGGTATAGTATGAAGGTAGAGCTGAGTAAGAAGAGGAAACTAAGAGCAACGAGGAGGAACCCAAGGGCACTCGGTACTAGCCCAAGAGCTTTGGGTACTAATCCGAGAGCACTGGGTACTAATCCAAGAGCCGTTCGGATGAACGAAAGAGCGCATGTTTCAGAAGAGTGATATTGCACCTCATAGGTGCCCGAGTTGTGGCAGGAATGCTTACCTTGGATTCTGCGTACCTGCCCGGTGTGTGAATCCTGGTTGCAAGTTCTTCGACGAGCAACTGTGCGATGAGTTCGCAAAGGAGTTTCTGAAGCCGCAGGGATCTTCTCCTCTGCCCGCGTATGAGGACGCAGAGGATACTACGCCTGGATACAGCACTGCCTCTGCCCTCAAGCAGGCACTCGATGACATGAGGAAAGCAGTGTGGAACGTGCCCACTCCCTTCTACCTCCTGCCCGATGAGGACGATGACAGTGATACTTCCCTTGACTAATGGCTCGCATGTTGGCTACTACGTAGCCATGGACAAGCGTATTGGCTGGCGTGTGACTGGTGTGATCGGTGGGAGTACACCTGACGATGGTCGGTTCACCGTGGTCGGTGATTACCCAGATTTTCAAACTGCGAACCTGGCTGCGGGCTGCTGGTTGAAGGCCACCAAGCACGCAGATCGATGTGTGCTCGAACCACTTTTCGAAGAGGATACTGATGGATGAGTTGTTCAACGCGAGGGGCAACCAAACGCGAACAGCGGAACAATCAGAGAGGAAACAGGTATGGCATCGGAGCGTGACATCAAGTTGGGTCTACAACGTGGGATATGCAGCGTTACTGGTAAGCCTTGCAAGTGCGAGTCTGGCCGTGGGTGTAGTCGGATTGACCGCGAGGCACAGCATCAAGGTGATCAAGCGCTTTCGGTCGAGGCGCGAGCGTGGGTCAAGAGCGCGATCAACCAGCTAACTGCGGCAATCGCCTACCTTGATGAGGCGAAGAAAGAGACTTCACGAGACCGCTACCACGGGAAGCCGGAGATGCGGCACGCGCAAGCTAAGATCAGAACAACCATTCGTCTACTGGAGGAAACTCTGTGACAATCTTCACAACCAAGGGCACAATGACGGAGGCTGTGCGGCAGTTCTATCTGGACCGCGAAGGCATGCCGGAGCTAGTGCCGTTCGGCATTGGGCCAGTCGATCGTATCGTGGGTGGACTAGGGCCGCAGTCGTGCGCGATCCTAGCTGCGTGCACGGGGGTGGGCAAGTCTAGCACCATGCTAGCGGCTATGCTCTCCTCCAAGGTTCCCGTGGGCTGTGTCTCCGTTGAGGATGGTCGGGACGTGGTGGGCACGCGATTGCTCTCCGCGCTATCGAATATCGATTCCCTGAAGATCCGCCGCAAGGACCTTACACCCAGTGAGCTGAAGACGCTGAACAAGGTGGCGCTCACCGAGATGGATCATATGTTTTTTGCCTACCCGATCGCGGGAGATATCGAGGCCGTAGAAAGAGCCGTCGATGAGTTGTGTGCCGCGGGGTGCAAGATGATTTGGCTCGACTATCTGCAGAAGATCCGAGGCCACAATGGTGACAGGCGCAATGAGGTTAGTGAGACCTTCACGCGGTTCCAGCGAGCATGTGCTCGTGGTCGAGCAGCTGGCGTGGCCATCAGTCAGTTTCGTCGTCTAGGAGATGGCGAGAAAGAGCCGCAGATATGGCATCTGAAAGAAAGCGGTGACCTGGAGAATGAAGCCCGGATCATTATCCTCGCGCATCGCATCTACGACCAGGACGGGAGCGCCCGCATCCGGTTCCGGTTGGCAAAATCAAACTATGGCGGGGAAGGTACGCGATGGGACATGAAGCGCGATGATTCGGGCTCGCTGCGAGAGGTTCCATTCTTTGATCAGCATGAAGAGGATGGTTGGTGATGGGCGGGAAAGCTAGTAGGGTAAAGGGTCATAGCTTCGAGCGGTTGATCGCTCGTTTGTGGCGGGGCGCGTTCCCAGGATCTGAAGCCGCGAGGGGCTTGCAGTACCGTGATCCGAGCTTCGCTGACGTGGAGGGTACGCCCTTCCGTATCGAGTGCAAGCGGCAAGAGAAGGTGAGTTACAACGACATCGTGAAGGCACTGGAGAAGGCGGAAGATAGCGCGAAGAAGTACAACGATGATCGCCCCGTGGTCGTAGTTACGAAAGAGGATCGTGGGGACATTCTTTCGCACATGCGCTTGAGCACGCTGTTCTACATCGTGGAAAACTACTTCGATCGGATCGGTAAGAAATGAAGATCGTAGCGATAGGTGATGCGCACGCGCACCCGGACTATGACCTGAAGCGCTTCACAGCGATCGGGGAGTTCGTTGCCGAGCAGCGCCCGGATGTGGTGGTGTTCATCGGGGACTTCGCGGACGTGGTTTCCCTCAACTCGCACGGAAGCAAGCTAGAGCTAGAGGGCGCGCGGTGGAAGGATGACATTGCAGTAACTAAGGAAGCGCTAGCCGCGTTCATGCAGCCACTATACGACCGCAAGAAGAAGCTACCGCGGCGCGTGCTCACGCTGGGCAACCATGAAGAGCGCGTGAACAAATGGGTCAAGGACAATCCCAAGTTCGCGGGCACCATGAAAGTGAACGATCTTGGTTTCGAGGCATTTGGCTTCGAGGTCTTCCCGTACGCGCAGCGAGTGAACATCGAGGGCTTCCGCTTCACGCACAACCTGATGAACAAGAGCGGGTACGCTGGTGCGCTAGGGGGCACTGGTGGCGTCAAGGCCCTTGGGGTTTCGACCGTGGTTGGACACAGTCACACGGCAGAGCATTACATCAACTTCAACGAGGATCGCCGCTTCCACGGAATCAATCTTGGATGCCTGATCCACAAGGACATGGGCATCGGGGAAAGTTGGAGCAATCCCACCGCGTACACGTACTGGCGCGGCGTGTGGGTGCTTGACAACGTGAACAATGGTGATGCGGATATTTCTATGATCCGCGCAGAAAGCATAGGTGC